GCTGGTTATTCCAAAAAAGACATTGATATTGAACTAAAGGAGGGAAACTTAACTATTTCTTCTAAAAAACTAGAAGAAGAAATAGATGAGAATACAACTATGGTACATAAGGGTATTTCTCATAGAAGTTTCAAAAGAAGTTTTACTTTATCAGATGAGATGAAAGTAAAAGGTGCAAAAATGGAAAATGGAATGTTATACATTGCATTAGAAAGAATTGTGCCTGACCACAAAAAACCTCAAACGATTGAAGTAAAATAAATTTATTGGTGGGGTTGACAAGACCCCACCTTTAATATATAATGATTTTATGAAAAAAATAGATAATGTTAACCACCCACCACATTACAATCAACAAAAAATTGAATGTATAGATGCAATAGAATGTGCAACTGGTGATGGCTTTGAAAACTATCTTCAAGGTAATATTATGAAATATATCTGGAGATATAATTATAAAAATGGTACTGAGGACTTAAAGAAAGCTCAATGGTACTTAAATAAACTTATTGAAGTGAAGGAACTAAATAATGAAATTGTCAAATCAGACTAAAGAGATATTAAAAAACTATTCTCAAATCAATCAAAACATTTTAATAAAACAAGGTAATCAATTAAAAACTGTATCTGCAATGAAAAATATTGTTGCATCTGCAACTGTTCCAGATGAGTTTTCACAAGAGATTCCTATCTATAATTTAAATGAGTATCTTGCAGCTATGTCTTTATTTAAAGAACCAGTTCTGTCTTTCTCTGACAAGTATATGACTATCGCAGAAGAAGATAATAGTTCAAGTTGTAAGTATCATTATTCTGACCCATCTGTTATTGTAACAGTTGATAAAGAAATTAAAATGCCTTCTATTGATGTAGAAGTAGACATTACAGAAGAAAATCTAAAGAAAGTTATTACTGCAGCTGGTACACTTGGTGTTACTGATTTAGTATTAACTGGTCAAAAAGATAGTACAATACAACTTAAAGTAAAAGATAAAAAGAACAAAGCATCAAATGACTTTGCAATTACAATCGGTAGTGGTGCATCTGCATTTTTTGAATTCTATTTCAAAGTAGAGAATCTAAAACTATTGCCTGGTGATTATAAAGTTCAAGTTTCATCTAAAGGTATTTCTTATTTTCAACATAAGAATTTAGATGTATCTTATTTTATTGCATTAGAACCAGAATCAACATACAATTCATAGGGGAGTTAAATGAATAACACCTTTTTATGGGTTGAGAAGTATAGACCTAAAACTATACAAGATTGTGTATTACCAGAAAATCTAAAGAAAACTTTTTCTGAGTTTGTTAAGAATGGTATTCCTAATTTATTACTAACTGGAGGGCCTGGTGTTGGTAAAACAACAGTTGCAAAGGCAATGTTAGAACAAATAGGTTATGATTATATTATGATTAACGGTTCTGAAGAATCTGGTATTGATGTACTTCGTAATAAGATGAAGAACTTTGCATCTACTATGTCATTAGAAGGTAGTAGAAAGTTTATCATTATTGATGAGGCAGATTATCTAAATGCACAATCAACACAACCAGCACTTCGTGGTATGATAGAAGAGTTCCACAAGAACTGTGGATTTATTCTTACTTGTAATTTTAAGAATAGAATCATAGAACCTTTACATAGTCGTTGTAGTGTTGTTGAATTTAATATTCCTAAAACTGAAAAACCTAATCTTGCAAAACAATTTATGTCCAGTATTAAAACTGTTCTCACAACAGAGAATGTTAAGTATGATGAAAGAGTTGTTGCAGAATTAATTATGAAGTTCTTTCCAGATTGGAGAAGATGTCTTAATGAATTACAAAGATATTCTACCTCTGGACAAATTGATAGTGGAATATTAGTAAATCTATCCGAAAAGAATATGAGAGATTTAATCACATTCTTGAGAGAGAAAGATTTTACAAGTATGAGAAAGTGGGTTGTTAATAATTTAGACAATGACCCTGCTAGAATATTTAGAAAAATGTATGACAATCTTTATGAGTATTTTGAAGATGGTCGTTCAATCGCAACGGCAGTTTTATTGATTGCAGATTATCAATACAAGGCTGCATTTGTTGCCGACCAAGAGATTAATTTACTTGCTTGTCTAACACAGATGATGGGTGAATGTAAATTTAAATAGGAGTTATTATGGTTGATACAAAAGAAGAGGCATATAGTCTTGCAAAAGATATAAAGATGTCTATGGTTACTAAACCAGCATTAAATATGTTGGAAGTATTCTTACCAGATTATATTACAAAAGAATTTAATGAATATGTTGATGGTGTAAGAGGAAGTGCAAAAAGTTTTTCACACGAACTTGTAGGACAAATCAAATCAAATGAAAAGTCTGCACAACTAGATATGAACTTTGAAGATAAACCAGTAAAAGGTTTGAAAGCACTTCTTGAGGGTTTTACACACTCGTATCTATCATTTTTAGGTTGTGCAGATGCAAAAAGTGATTGTGTGTCTATGTGGACAGTGCATAGTTATGAAGGTGATTATAATCCACTACACGACCACGGCGTCAATACACCTACTGGAATGTCTTGTATTTTATATTTAAAAGTACCACCACAGATAGAAAAACTATCTGGTAGTGCAAAAGAATATGAAACTGGTGGACTTAAACTAGATTTAAATAATGCATCTGGTACTACTGATGGTTTCACATTTTTCAGTTGGGGTATGAATTGTACTAGTGATATTAAACAATTAAAACCAGTTCAAGAAGCATTTGTAAAACCAGAAGTTGGTAAACTATTAATGTTTCCTAATTGGTTAAAACATTCTGTATCACCATTTTATGGTGAGGGGGAAAGAAGAACTTTATCTGCAAACTTTGAGATAGAACTAAAAACTATGCCTTTACTTGCAGACCAAAAGATACTTGCACAGAGCCCACAATAATGAGTGAGTGTAAATTAAAATAATGTACGGTAAAGTTGCAACAACGGTTAAATCAAAAAAGTTAGATACAATGGTAAAAACTTTTCGTGATAATTTAAAACATGAGTTTAATGGTTTTACTGTTCAAAATAAACTAACTGAAAACAATTTTGCAGATTTCTTAGGATATAAACCTTTAGATAAAGGTTGTGAACCAGATGGTGGAATTTGGTTTTATAATGGATTACCAGTTCTTGTTATAGAGGCAAAACATGAAGATAAAGGAGGAAATGCTCACCAGAGATGGTGGGAAAATGCCACGATTATTTCTATTAGTAATCCAAAGTGTATATATTATACATTTGCAACTGGAATTGGTTGTAGAAAAAAATGGGTTGATATGCAGTATATGTCATATGAAGCTTTCAATAAAAGAAATCTATTAGACACTAGATGGTCACTTAACGAAAATGGTTTTACGGAACAAGAAGTTAAAGAGACTTTTATAAGTTTATTAAATGAAATACTTGGTAAGAACAATAAACCATTTCAATACCCTCAACCAAGAGGTAAACTATATGACTAAACCTTTATTCATATGGGCTGGTGGTAAGAATAAAATGTTAAAACATTATATCCCTATTTTACCTAGTCCATTAGAAATGGATATCAAATCTTATGTTGAACCATTTTTTGGTGGTGGTGCAATGTTTATACATATGATGAAAAATCATAAACTAAAATCTGTTTACATAAATGATATTAACAAAGATATTGTATCAATATATTCTTGTATTAAAAACAACTATGATGAGTTCCTAAAAAGAGTTGTTGATTTAGAAAGTAAATATTTACCATTGAATACTGATGATAGAAGAAAACTATTTTTTGATGTCAGACATGAACACGCTTATAACTATGAGGATTGGAGTAAACCTTATGAATCTGGAACTTTATATTTTTTGATGAAAACTGGTTTTAATGGTATATTTCAAATAAACAAAAATACTAATAATAGGTATGGAACACCTTGTGGATTACTAAATCAAAAAGATAAAGTGTTTGAAAGAGATATTGTAAAATGGTGGAATGATGTACTACAAAATGTTACCATAACAAGTGGTGATTGGAAAAATAATATTCCAGATATTAAAGATGCATTTTACTTTTTTGACCCACCATATCGTG